TTAGCTCGTGATGGTAGCATTGAAGGTGAAGGTGTATCTAGTGCCGTCGATAGCGTTGGCAGAGAATATGATTTTGATGTAGAATCTAACTGTCTTAAATGGCTGAACTGAAAACTTGAATGGAGTTGCTGGAGCGGGAAAATGGCAGTTCAGCCGGTAATATTGGTTAGGGGTCGGAGGGGTTGTCTGGGTTGCTCCTGTTGGGAAAAAGTCGTAACCGAATGCTTGTATCACAACTCGTATGTAACTGTCCTTGGTTGCACCGATTACTCCATATGGTATAGTCCATGTGACGTTCTTTCTATCAGTTGTGATGGCTATAGAAACTGGTACGTTGCTGGGAGATGTGGTGTCGTTCCAAGTGTACGGAGGACTTGCAGGTGTTGAGTTCCATGCAGAGCCATTTGCTGGCGTGTAGACTTGGAGCATGCTAGCGTTTGCTCTGTTTGGATTGTTCGTGAAGTTGAAGGCTTGGTCAGAAGCGTCAAGTATTCCATTTGCGTTGCCATCAAAGCCTAAGTAAGTGAAAACAGTTTGTCCGTCCACTGCGGGCTGGTTTCCGAGATATTGAAACTTCATGGTTAATACTTGGTCGGTGTAGTTGACATACACGGCATACGTGGACTGCTCGTTTGGTTTCTGAAAAGCCTGTATCAACAATGGCGATAATGTGCCGCTGGCCAAGACTAATGAAGCGGTGACGTTGGGGTTACTTATAAGCCACTTTTTGCCGTTGTAAATCTGCGCCCACTGGGAACTGGAAACGTTGAAGAACGACGCAGTAAAGTTGAAAAACGCATTCACCGTGGCATTTCCCGGATTAGTTGCGTTGTGCAGCGAATAGAAAGTAGCACTGGGTGTTGCGTTGAGATTCCACGTTATGGAAGTGCTGTTGTAGGGTGTTCCGTCCACGTACAGCATGGGCCCAGTTGTCTGGGCTTGCTGGGGAATTCCGAAGAGGAAGTACCAACCTAAACCGCCCACGATGATTATTGCGATTATTATGATGGCGATTAACCATTTTCGTGTCATGTGTTTCTCCTCGGTTTTTTGATTCTATGGTGTATCGAATTAGAGGCACATATACTTTGTGTTGCTCAGTTTTCGGCACGATAATGAATAAAACGTCTTGCTACGTGCGTAGAAGGGTTTCGATTTGGGCGATTTGTTGGGCTGTTTTTTCGCCTTTTGATGTGAGTTTGAATTTTCTTGTAAAGGGGAATTCTGGGCTTGTTTCTTCCTCCAGCAGTGTAAGTTCGCGTAATGTGTTTAGGGCTGTGTAGACGGCTTTTTGTCCTATGGGCATGTCTTTTATGATGGTGGTTAGTTTGGTCTGTCCTTTTCGGTGTAGGTAGAGCAGTATTCTTAGCGTGGCTTTGCCTTCGTCCAGTTTGTCAATGGGTTGCGTTCTGATTCCTCGTTTACGAGTTATGCGTATATGCGTAAGGCTTATAAGGATTTTGCACGTCTATTATAGAGACGTATACGACTAACCAATATACGGTGAAAACGAAATGCCAACAACAAAACAACCTAAACTCCGACCACACGAAACACAACAAATCCACAAAATCCTAAAAACCCTCAAAAAAACTCCAAAAAACACGTTAGCCATATACCGCGAACTACACCAGAACACAGGCTTCAGAAACCACCACAGCTTCTACCGCCAACTCCATTTCTGCCTAAACAATCACTTTATCGAGTTAGACAGCGTCGAGAAACGCTGGGGCATACCTACAAAAAAATACCGCCTAACAGAACAAGGACAAGAAATGCTAAACCTTCTTAACAATACTCTACAAGCCGCAAAACTATAACAGCCTCTTTTATGCTTCGATGTTATCAATCAATCTATTTCCCTACAAGACTTCTGGAAACTACAATATTGTTTTGACTGGTAATTTTGAGTTTTAACCCGTAACCGTGCATTTCATGTCGGTGTTACAAAACATGCCTTGGGAACAATCTGAAGGGTATATTCGTTCTGGGCATCGAAATCTGGACGAGTTTAAGCCTCACAGTTTTCGAACCATCTGGATAAGCCAAAAAGAAGGAATAAAAGCAATCGTAGGCAAGCCGAAAGGCAACCACGGTATGGAGATTGCAAGTTTTCTCTTCGACACTTCCAAAGGATGGACCGTGGAAAACGCCAAAGCGTGGTTTGAACAGCACGGACATGATGCTAACGGTTTAAATGTGGGGCGAGAGCATTTTCTTTTCATTGCGCCCATTCTAGAAAAAGTCGTCGACAAACCACTGCGAATTCGCGGCATAGCCATAAGCGCAGGCATGAGCCGAAACTTCAACATCTACTTGGAAGAAGAACTACGAAAATTCGCCACAAAACTCGTCGGCGCACCCGTTTATCTCGAACACGTTTCCGCACTCGCTGCCGTGGGCAAAGTTATCAGCGCCGCTTGGAGTCCATCTTCCCAAGCCATTTTCTACGAAGCCGAAATCTACGACGATGAAACCCAAGAAAAAATCAAACGCGGCCTTATTCAACATGTCAGTGTAGCCGCGGATTATGAGAGGTTGGATGTTGTGGACGGTCAGATTCCCTACGGTTTGCACAACGCGGAACTCAGTCTCGTGGCCGTACCCGGCGTACCCCAAACCAACATTCAAGTGATGGACAACACTCTTAATCGCGAAGTCTCGAACTTGAACGAGCTAAGGGAAAACAAAAAACCCATGGTAGCTGGACGTGCGGTTGTGGCGCCCGAAGCCATGGAACAGCCAACCGAGGCGGATATGGATTTTTTCAAGGCGCCGTTACGCGATGTGATGCGGCAGTTTTCACAGTTACCGTAGAAGGGTAACAAAAAACAAAGCACATGAAAAAAAAAGGAGTGAAAAAACAAAATGACGGACAAGTGGCCAAGCGAGGAAGGATTTATCAGTGAAGGCGAAATCGTATCGCTCTTCAAAGCGAGCGCGGCAGTTTCAAAAGGCATGTTGGTGAAGCTCATGGGTGATTTGGAGGTTCAACCCGCCACGGCCAACAGCGATCCCGTAGGTGTCGTGTTGAAGGACGGAGCAACAGGCGAAATCGTGCCCGTCTGCATACACGGGGTCTGCAAGGTCAAGGCAGGTGGTGCTATAACTGTGGGCAAAGCGGTGAAAAGCGACGACAGTGCCAGAGCGGTTGTGCTATCTGATCAGGCGGTTAATGAAGCCGGCTCAAGTGCTTACACCATTTACTACGCTCGAAAAGCTGGAATCGCGTTGCAGGCTGCTTCGGTAGCCGACGACTGGATTCTCGTGTTCGTCTGTAAATAGGAGGCACATGGAATGAGCAAGACAGATTTGGCGGTCAAGAGGCTCGAAGAAAAACTCAGCGTGTCTTTCAACGGTAGACCCATAACGGTCATGCAATCGGAGCTTAGGCAAAAAATAGGCGAAGCACTGAAGAACAACAGGCTGCACGAGATTCTACTTTCGGACGCGAGTCAAGCCACGGCTAAGGTTTTGGACACGGTCTGGGAAGCTGCAAAGCCACAGTTAATCGGTAGGGAACTCGCAGTAGTCATCGCACAAGACGCGCCTTTGATTAAGGTTCCGCGGGCAAAAATAAGCAAAGCGTTCGAAGTGGCTGAAGGTGCAGAAATTCCAGTGGGCACCGAAGACTATGACAGTGTGACCCTGACGCCCAAAAAATACGGTGTGCGTCCATTAATCAGTCGTGAGATGGTCGAAGACACCGAATGGGACGTTATCGAATACCAACTCGCCGAAGCAGGCAGAGCCATGGCGGACCTAGAAACCGAGACAATAATTGCTCAGATGATATCTGACGCGGGCAACAGCATCGCGGCTGGCACAGGAGGCACGTTAGCTTACAGTGACGTGGTAAACATTATCAAAGAATGCCTAATCGACAGCTACACGCCAGATGCTATAGTCATTCATCCTAGCGAACTCGCTGACTTGCTTAAGGACTCGGCTATTCAGAAAGCTATGGAGTGGGGCGGAGAAGCCGTGGCGCCGAGCGGACAGATTGCACGGTTGTTGGGCATGCGAGTCTTGGTTTCGACCAAAGTGACCAGTGGTACGGCGTTGGTGGTAGACAGCAAACACGCTGGCGTACTGTTCATTCGTCGCGACATAACAGCCGAGGATTATGAAGACCCAGTTAAAGACTTGGCGGGTGTAGCTATAACCTCACGCTGGGCATACACCACACTGCGCACAGAAGCCATCGGCAAAGTCACAGGATGCTAAAAGCTTCAGCCTTCAACACACAATTTCCCATTTTTTAAAGGAAACACCAGAAAATGTCCTTCGAAAAACGCCTAGAACAGATACGCTTCATTCTCAACAAGCTTTCACGGCAGCCTCTAAGATGGACGCCCTTAGTGAAGGCGAGTATACAAGTCTGTGGAAGCGCACCCAGAATTTATTACATTCTCAAATTCTTGGAAAGAAAAGCCTTTGTGACGCACGAAAGCCTAGAGGGAAAACTCTACTGGAAAATCACCGAGAAAGGCAAAACATTGCTGAGGGCTATTTCCGAATGAATCCTATTTTTTGACCAAGGCGTATTTTCGGTTGACGCTGTCGATTAGTTCCTTTTCGAACAATCTTCTTAGGGCTTTGTAGACGGCTTTTTCTGGTTTTCCGAGTTTTTCAGCGATTTCCGCTAAGGTCATAGGAGGAGAGTTTTTTAGCAGTGCAATTACGTCTTCATCGAGTTTTGCCATAGACTGTTCCTCTCATACGAGAATAGTCTTGTTTTGGAAAAGTGATATTTTAGCTTTAGCATCGGTGAAAGCTATAAACAGCTCTTCTGCTCTTGTTTAACCTTCACTTAGCCGAAGGAGCGCTTGGTTTGGCTCGTGTGGATTTGAGGCGAATCTTAAGCCTAGGCTTTCCGTCCGAAGCCCTCACACGAGACATAAAACTCATCTGTCTCTCAAACTTTATCGGCGCCTTCGGCGAAGGACTCTACATTTTCATGCTCTCGCTTTATCTGATAGACTTGCGCGCCACCATAGTCGAAGTCGGCGCCTTCTTCTCCATAATGTACCTGTTCAGCGCTCTGGCGCCCATTCTAGGTGGCTTCCTGGCAGACAAGTACGACAGAAAAATGGTCATATTCTTCTCCTGGAGCTTGTGGGTATTCACACCATTGATTTACTATTTCTCGAACAACTGGATAGCGATGATTCCAGGCGGGATTCTTTGGGGTGCGTCTATGCTGGGTGCGCCTGCCATAAATGCTTACATAGTCACTTCTGCAAAGGACAAGACCAAAACCGCCACGCTTCTCGCTACTTTTATTTCCACATGGTCCTTGGGCTACATTTTCTCTCCAGCCATAGGCGGCTACCTGACAGACGTGATAGGCATGAAGCAAGTTCTCCTCATAACCACACTATTCTCCGCAGTCTGCACAAGCATATACCTCTTCATAAGCAGCCAACACGCACCCAAAAGAACAGAGCACAAGGCTATGCCTAAAGAGATTTCCAGCGCCATCAAAAAGCGACTCATAGCGTGGTCTTTGTTTTACGCTTCGCTGCTGTTTGTCATACAAACGGCTCGAACCCTAATCGCGCCCTTCTTGACCACCGCGGTGTCAATGGATCGATTTTACGTGGGAATCTTCGGCTCGATCAACTTCGCCGGCACAGCCATTCTCGGCCTGCTGATAGCCAGAATAGGCGACAGCTGGGGCAAAATCGAGGGAATCTTACTGTGCGTCTTGATGCACGTGCTAACGGTCGAGGCGATGCTGTTTGTTTCGAACTCGGCTTTCCTGCTCTTCGTGGCCTTCTTCTGGGGCGGCGCAATCACGTACGGCGCGTTAATAAACTCTGCCATAGGTGCCATAGCGCCAGAAGCCTCGAGGGCAAAATGGATCTCGATTCCTATGACTGTTTCCATGACTGCCGCGGTTATAGCCCCATACCTGAGTGGATACCTTTACGAGATTTCGCCTTACATGCCGTTTATCGTCTCGCTTTTCGCAGCCATACCAGTCATCATGCTTTCGTTAACAAAGCCGTTCGAGGAAAAATACAGTTAATTTATTCTATTTTTTGAAACTATTTTTCTGAAATAAGAATAATCCATGCCTTTTTTATTAAAAACTGCTTAAATAATGCCCTTTATATGAGATTATGCTTGTAAAATGGAGTGTTTGAAAAGTGACCTCAGTCACCGCAGATATGGTTCGCAGCCGCCTGAATCTGACGCTAGAAGACGCGGACGATAGCACGGTAAACGAGATGATTCAAGACGCGACGGCAACTATCGCGTTGGAGGTTGGCAGAGATATTGATTACCACGATTGCAGTGATGCCGAAGCGGCTGCCGTGAAGAATCTAGCGGCTATTTATCTAATCTGCCACATGTCTGGCGGCGCGGTGGCTGGGCTTAACTTTTCTGTGGGTGACCTGCGTGTGGACGCTTTGGGCAAGGCGCCAAGTGTTGAGATTCTGTACCGCGAATTGGAGCGTCTGCTTCTTCGCCTACGCCATCCGCGTGTGGAGATGACATAGGATGAGTATATTACGAAGCTACTTCGATTTCCTCATGAACTACGCACCGTATTTTTACTACTTACCCGACACTGGAACCATTGACCCAGAATGGGGGAGAGGACCTGCACCGGCGAGTTTTGCCGTCCAGTTTTTGAGTGAAGCGTATCAGGCGAAGGAGTTTGAGAACGAAAAAACCGCTGTCTATGCGAAGATTGTTGAGTTGGCTGATTATTTGCTTTCTATTCAGTGCGTGGACGAAGCTAAGCTGGCTTATGGCGGGTTCAAGAGCAAAGACGACAGCACATACTACTACAGCATAGACGCCACGCGTGCCGTTCCTGCGCTTTTAAAGGCTTACGATTTGACAGGCAACCAAAACTACCTAAACGCTGCAAAACTGGCTGGAGGCACGTTCCTCTACAACATGCAGCACAAGCCCTCGCTTCTGGGCGTGCACGACACGTATTATGGCGGTTTCGCACAGGCAGTCACCATAAGCGAAGCATGGCTAGTGGACATGTACGTCGCAGATCTGTACGGAATCATCGCCCTGAAGGAGCTTTACAAGCGCACTGGTGAAACGAAATATCAGACCATGATAAATGACAGCATAGGCTTCTACCGAAGCGGCTTCGAGAACCTGTACCTGAAGTATTCGCCCAAGCCTTACGGCGACGGTAACTGGCACCGCACGGGCGCTGGCGACAGCCTCATATACGACGACGATTTCGGCTACGCTTTGCATGGACTTTTCAGTTACGAGGACTGGAGTGCGACGGTCAAGAAGGTGTACGAAGCCATAAACAGCATCGGCAGCTGCACAGAGTATCCGAGTTATAATCCGATGGTTTGCTGGTCGGGCTATGTGGACGTCGTTAACCGCAAACCCGCCTGCGAATACTACGATTGCGTCACAGCGGGCATCCTTTACGAAATAAGAAACGCCTACGACTCCATAGCCTTAGACCAGAGCGTTAAGGCACTCTTAGTGAAACCTGACAATGTTATGTTCTGGGGCGTAAAATTCGCCGATTATGCGCCAGTTGAAAGGAAAAAATCCACGGTCACGGTTGCTTGGCTGGCGCGCTTGTTGCTGAACTACAGCCCGTTGACTTCGATTTTTACCCGAATCCTACGCGTGCACGGCAGACCAGTTACGCTCTACTGCCGTCAAGAAGCAGACGGTAGCGTGAGCTATTCGGAGGCAGCCGAAATAATAGCCATAGTCAACCCTGCCCAAGCTTCGGAAATGTTGATTCAGCCTGGCTATGCGTCAAGCGATGTTATCCGCGTTTACACGGTTTTCAACATTGCGCACAGGGACAAGATAGCCTTTGACGCAAAAGAGTACGAGGTCGGTGCTGTTGAAGAGTTTCGTTTTCAGAATCAGCTCATGTACCGCACCGCGGTTTGCAGGAGGCTTATCCAATGAGCGTTGCAGAAGACCCGAAAGAGACTCTGAAAACCCTGCTTCATGAGAACGTGATTCTTTTCAAAGACGATAAACTCACTCCAGCCACTGTTCTGATCTGCGACGAGTTTAACGAGGAATTCTGGAAAAAATACGACGTTATCGTCACAATCGCACTAGCGAACACGCGTGAACAGCTGGTCAATCTGGGCGGGACTCTGCGGCAAGTAGTCGCAGACTATCGCGTCGGGGTCTGGACGCGCGACACTGTGGGCATCACGGGTCAAAAGATGCGGTGGAAAACGGTTCAAGAAGTCTCACGGATAGTTAATGCCCATATGAAATCGCCTGGCGGCATCCTCGACTGGATGCGGTTGGCTTCACGCACGGACGCAGACAGAATCGACCTGAAGCCCGTGCTTTATCATTCTGATGTTCTTGTTGAGACACATCGTGTGGAAAATGTTTAGGAGGAAATGGAAAAGATGAGCACACCAATGTTTGGAGGGCACGAGGCGAAAGCCTACTTCATAGAAGAAGTCACCTACGGCGAGACGCCAGCAAACCCGACGATGGCAGCGGTCGGTGTTGTTCAAGAAGTTGAACCAGCCTTGGACGCGAATTTAGTCAAGCTACGTGGGATAGGCTCGCGTGACTTGCAATTCCTTCGCAAGGGACTGCGACAAACCGAACTGAAAATAGCGTACAACCCGCAAAACATCAATCTACTTCAGCACGTTGCCATACTGACTTCTTTGAGCGTCGAGGTTTTCTACGAAAAACCCAGCAACATAATCAGCATCTTGTACAAAGGCTGCCGTATAGACAGCTTGACTATTGAAGTTTCAGCTGAGGAAACGATGAAGGTCACAGCCGAACTGGTCGGACAAAACGCGGTGGTGAGCACGGCAAAAATAGGTGCAAATTACGGTGACTATTCCAACACTCCAGTAGCATGGTACGACACTTACGTGAAGAAGGATGCTGCGACTCTTGAGCGCGTAACAGACTATAGTTTTTCCGTTAAGAACAACCTGAAAAGAATCGCCGTCATCCGCTCAGCTAATGGACACTTGCTCAAGTACTTGCCTGGAAGGCATCGTGAACTTGGCGGCGAACTGGTCTGCGACTTCGAGAACAAAGATGAACTTGATGCCCTGTTGAATGACACGGAATTCAGCCTAGAATTCGGATTAGGCGGTTCGAACAAGGCTGTCTTTAGCGGCTGCAAGTGGGATTCGAGCACGTTGTCTACGCGTGCGAGTGAACTGGTCGCGCAAAAGTTGCCCTTCACAGCGAAGACCATGACAATAAGCTGAGGCTGATGCTATGGAACTGAAGCCTTTGAGGAACTTTGGTCGAGAGGCATATTTGAAGAAGAAGTGGCTGCGACTGTGGGAGCAGATAGGTGAACGCATGCTGCGTTTGCCCAAACGTGAACAGGATATTCTGCTGGAGGATTTTCGTGTGGCTATCGAGAGCCGCATCATGGTTATGGAGAGAGTTAATGATGCAGAAGGAAGAAGTGATAGTTGACGAACGTTTCGGCAAGGAATTCGTAGGCAAGTACGTGTTCGGCGAGATCAGTTGGGCTCGGCGAAGTCGCATTATACAGAAGCACACGCACTATCACACTTTGACTGGTCAGATTCAGAGCAGTGATTATGTGGCTATTCAAGCCGAAACTGTTTGGGCGAGTTTGAGGGAACAGCCACTAACTAATCCGTTGAGTTTGGAGAAACTGCTAAGCGAAGGCGAGGACGGCGTTCCCGCAGCGTTGGGCGAGCTGTTCAGTCAAGTGGTAAACCGCTTGTGTGGCGTCAGCGTGGAAGACGCAAAAAACTCGTGAGGGCGATGAGACGTGGAAAACCGCATCCGAGCCTGTCCAAGTTTAGGCTTTGCAAGGAATTCGGCTGGACACCAGAGCAGCTTGAGCGTCAATCTGCTAAGACTATTGAAGAGTTCATCGTTATTCTCAACGAAATCGACAATCAAACCGAGGCTGAAGTGGAGAAAGCCAAACGTAAAAGGGGAGGCTTAGACCGTGTCGGTTGAGGTGCACATGAAATGGGAAGGCATGAACCAAATAGAAAGCAAGCTTCAGCTGTTGGATGCTTCGTTAAAATCTCAAGTACAACAGAGCCTTGAGGGTTTGGCTTCTTCGATCGAAAGCACGGCAAAACAACTGACGCCAACAAAAACTGGCTACTTGCGCTCCACAATTTCTACCCAAACCAGCAACTGGATGGTCAAAGTGTGCGCCGCTGCTCCATACGCCGCTTTTCTGGAGTTTGGCACACGACGAATCCGCGCCTTTAGATTCCTAGCCAGAGCGCTCGAGGAACATCATCCATACCTCAAGAGAATACTAGACGACGCTATTGATGAGGCGATTGCGGAGACGTCGAGAACATGAGTTTTCACGAGGTCAGCATTGTTGTTCGAGCTGTGAATCGGGCGAGCCACGAGTTTGCACGGATAAACACCGACGTCAACAGCTTGTCAGTGCGTGTGAGGTCTCTGGGTGCAGCCATCACTGGCCTAGGCGCCACGGGCATAGCGATTACGCACATCGCCACTGAGTTTGGTTTTTTGGACGCTCAACAGGCTAAAGTGGCCAATAGCGTTTTGTCCGTGGTCACTGCTTTGGGTTTATTCCTGCGCACGAGCTGGGGCGTCGCCATAGCGCAGAAGGTCTACATAGCAGCGACAGTCTTGTCTGCCAAGATTACATGGATTTTAAACTCTGCTTTAGCCATGAAAATTGCGTTATTGACGCTCGGGATTGGCTTGATTATAGCCACGGCGGCTTACATGGGCTGGCTGGCTTCTTCAACACGCGATGCGGCGTCAGCTATGGGCGACTACAACGCCGAACTAGCCAGAACACCGAGACAAAGCAGCTCAGCAGGCAGCGGCAGTGCAAGCATGGAGGAACTCCGCAGAAGGGGCGTTGAATAATGACGGTTGCCATTCCGGTTGCTAAGGTCGAGGTTCTGCGTGGGGTTTGGCTGAACGATGACGACTTTCAAGACGAATGGGCAGTCACGGGAGGAACCATGACTACTGATGGAGAAAACGCAACGCTGACTATAGACACAGATACGGTTTCGATTTCCAAACCCTGCAATTTCAACTCTATAATGCATAAGTATGCCATTATCAACTGTATGGCGCTGTCTGCTTCGCAATGGCAATTCAAAGCACGACGAGCAAGCGACCAACAATGGGTTACAATTGCAACCTTCACCAGCGCGGGCATAAAAACAGTCGATATTTCTCAGCTTTATTCTGGCGAAGTGGACATGATAGGCATAAGCGTTTCAGGCACTGTGGGGCAATCTGCACAGTATGATTACGTCATCGTTGCTAGTCAGACCTTGCTCATGCCCACCGATGACAAAGACATCTTGGACATGCGCGTGCATTTGGGCTTGGTGGAGGAAGTCGGCAGTTTCGAGTTGACGATGCAAAATTTCGACGCAAAATACACAGGACAAGTGGCGGTCGGCAACTGGATAAAAATCTGGGCGAGCAGAGCTGATGCTTCTTTGCTTAAACTGTTCACTGGTCGTGTGGAAGAAGTTGAATTCGACGCGTCCTCGACTGAGAACTATCTGATATTACGGGGCAGAGACCGCGGGGAAGAACTCTTCCGTCGCACCGTGACAAGAACGTACGCGAACGCAAAAGCCGAAGAAGTTGTCAAAGACTTAATCGACGATTTCACGTCCCTGAAGCACGTTAGAGGCACGACCGAACTGGTTGAAAACAGCGACACAACGTACACGCGACTCGAATACGAAAACACACCTCTTTTTGACATACTGAAAGACATAGCCCAAAGCACTGTCAAGGACGGCGTAGTGGGGTTTGATTTCAGAATAGCATGGGACGGCAAGTTCGAGTTCTTCAAACGCAACAGCAAAACATCGCCTGTCAGTTTAACAGACCGTATAGAAGTCGCCGAGTACAGGAAGGATATTCACCGCATCCGCAACAGGATTACGGCTTATGGCGCAGCGGAAAAGGCGAATCCGAACAACAGAGACGCGTGGACAGAAGACTTGACCGTAGGCTCGGGTCAACTGATTTACTACGAAGACAGCGAACTCTACGGCTGGTGGGAACCCGTCGGCTACTGCAGTGTGGCAAAGGATTCTTCGACAAGAATAGTCGGTAACTGCTGTGTTAGGCTGTCTACAACTCAACCCGTCGCGTCTTCGGTTTTAGACTGGTACTTCGCCACGGGGCATCTCTTCGATTCGAACAAGTACCCGAGCTTGACTTTTCAGCTTCGCCGCGAAAACGCGCCTGGAGAAGTGGGCGTCAAAATCGAGCTAATGGACAGTAACAGCCAGAAAGTGAGGCGCATTTTCCGCACGGAACCCGATAAATGGGACTTGCAGAGTTTCAGCGTGGGCGAAAAACAGGACAACGATTGGACGCATGACGAGTTCAACACGCAAGCCTTCAACTGGGCGCAGATTAGGCGCATAAGGTTTGAAGCCTATTTCAACGGCAACGGCTCGGGAAGCTTCTGGATAGACAATCTTTTCTTCAACAGCAAACGCTGGGAAAGCATACAGGAAGACACTGCTAGTCAGCAGGCTTATGGCTTGAGAGAACTCGTGGAGGTGGACGAAGAACTCCACAGCGACAACGAGTGTAGCCTCAGAGCCCAAGCCATGATTTCCTATTTAAAAGACCCAGCCGAGTACATCACGCTCAGAAGCGATGCTGTGACGCTTCAAGATGGGCGTTTGTTACCAGGCGATGTGGTTCATGTTTCTCTGCCCAACGAAACCATAGATGCCGACTACCGCACGCTAACCGTCGAACACAATCTTATCGCCAAAGAACAAACCTTTGAAATCACGTTAGAGCTTGGGAAAGAACCGAAGCAATTAGCCAGCGTCATGTCTGATTTGCGCTCCAAAACCGAAAGCCTAGCCCGCAATAAAGCCGGACCAAGTGGTGTTGTAGGAACCAGTAGTGGCGGCGGTGGAGGAAGCGGTGGCGCGCCCTCGACGGCGACGTACATCACTGTAAACGATGAAACTGCAAACCTGCCCAACTCGATGAGACACGTGAATATTGCAGAGGTCGAGAAACATACGCCGAAACTTCACAAAGACTCACACAAGACAGGCGGCGCCGATGCTTTCGCAGTAAATGACATGTTGGATGCAGTTGCGCGATTAAAAGTGCGAAAGAATAGTGGCACAGATGTTGGCACACGACGAAGGCTCAATTTTATCGAAGGCGCCAACGTGACGTTGACGGTTGCTGATGACCCGACGAATGAGGAAGTGGATGTCACTATTGCAGCTGCTGGTGGTGGAACGGACGCATGGCAGGATAATTCTAAGCTTCGTTGGTTTTTGCATCCGAGTTATTACGATGTAACTTCAGGAAGTTATGTTACTCGGAAACCTGGATATTGGCAACTATCTGTTCCGCCATCACCAGTGGCACAATACGCCCGTAGTGATCTTCTGCCATCTGGTTTGCCGCCTATTTTGTTTAACAAGAATCCAGAGTTTTACATGTGGTTCTACATGAGTGACAATGGTGCGAGCAATCTTTTAATCCTGGCCATATCTGCTGGCAACGAGGATGTTGCGTCTAACAAAAAATTCGGGGTTAAAGTTGTCGGTTCGACGATGTATATTTTGACAAGTAATGGAACAGAGAAGGCTACGACACAAGTAGCGACAGGAATAGCCTATGGTTATCATCGTGTCCGAGTTAAGCTCACAAGCGGCATAAAGATAACCGTGTGGCTGGATGATAATGTGGGCGTTGACGAAACGGAGACAGCTAAACTGCCTTCTGGACAACACACCTCACAACTTATTTTCGGGCAAAAGGTGAATAATAGTGGTGATTATTCAAATCAGCATGGTCCTGTTTTGATTATGTGCGATAAGTGATTGTTATGACTGTTGAGGTTGATTTGGCTATTGGGAAGTAATTGGATAACGATAACGCCTGGCGCAATGTAGAAAGTGGGATTGTGTTCACTAACGACCATTGCGAGGTGCAGATGAGAAAATGATGATACGCGAAGTATTGTACATGCCCAAAAATCTCCGCGATAAAGTAAAACAGGCGGTGAGGCGCTTTCAACAGGAGGAACTCAACAAAAACACGCTGGCGGAAACCGACATCAGAGACGTGGTCATAGTCTGCATCGCCGAGGCTTTAACCAAAGTTTCAACCCTGCCCCTACAGGATTTCAAGCTGAAAGTTCAGGCTTTGAAAGCCGGAAAACAAGGTGCCTAGAATATTCTTTTTCTGTACTTTATGATTACCGCCAGAAGTATGATTACTATAAAGGCGACTATCAGCACCTCGACTGGCACGCCGACTGGTGGTTGACCCTGCACCGTGTAAGTGTAAAGTTGCGAAGTAGCCGTGTTGCCCGCGTTGTCGGTGGCGACAAACCAGAATTGTACGACCTGACCTGCACTGAAGGCGTTTATGTACCAGCGGTACAGTGTTCCGTAGGCTGACATGTTTTGCGATATCTGCGTCGCGCCTGCCTTGTAATGGAGCCAAACCTGTGCTACTTTACTCGCGTAATCGGGTTTCGTGACCGTAACGTTAACACTCACAACCTGATTCGAAGCGGGCGCTGTTGGATAGTATATAGGCGTGTCTATGTGAGGCGTTATCGTATCCTGGAACGAATTCGTGTAAACGGGTGAGAGATATTCTTTGGACTCGGCTGTGAGGTTCATGTAAACATTTTGCGGTGTAAACACCAGGGGCGCGCTGCTTATTTCAAAGTTTGTTGTTGCGCCCTGAGTTAAATTTGATGAATGCGCTGTAGTTTTTGAAGCAAAGAAAATTGTGCCATTGGTCTTGTAATAATAAGTCACAACAACTTGGGTATTCAAAGCTGGAAGTGTACCGTTGTTTTTTACCACGCCTGTGTTTCTCACGTAGCCATCTTTCACACTCGCATAGTATGTGCTGTTTAGGATTTGAAGGGCTAATGGTTTGCCTTGTGGAAACTGGTTAAACACTGGCGACGATAGACTATAAGAAACCACGTTGGGCGCGTTTGAATCACTCAAGGCAAAACGGAAGGGCGATTTTTGTCCCGGAAGCAGACAATCCATGTAAGCCTGACCTGTAGCGGTGCCTATGACGACGTTTTGGCTGTTGTAAAAGGCGGCTGTCACGTTGATGTGGTTTACAGGCACAGTGCCATTGTTTAATACTTCGCCGACCACGTTGTACAAGCCGTAAGCCCCTGTCGGTGGCGGCGTGTAGAACCCGCGTTGAGAGATTATTTGAACGTCTACCAACCCTCTTACTGGCTTTAAAGAGTACAACGCTGCTAATGCTGTGATGGAAACTAGGCAGAGAAGAATGACGCCTCTTGCTTGTTTAGTCAT